TAAATAATTCCACCAATAAATCAACGTAAAAAGAAACTGGTCCTTCATAGGACCAGCTATCAGACTACCATCCAATATTCTATTTATTTCTTTGGGAAATGAGGTTTTAAGAAAGAAGAACAACTTCGCTTCGTTCCTTCATTAACTTCTTTACTCGGACTAGGAGTTTTAATGCGACAATCTTCAATGTCTTCACCCATAGCAGCGGGGAAATCATATCCTGTAAAGTCGTTAGAATCTTCTTCCTCACCTATACAGACAGGAGATCCAACTGGAGTAATAGGACAATATCCTTTAACTACAATAGCAGCTGAAATTTCTTGTAATTCAACGTCTTCTATATCATCGTACTGCTGAACAGTAGGTAAAACAGATATATAAGGCCCAGAAAGTAACTCTTCTTGAGATAGTTCAATATCTTTGCTAATTGACGTTGAAATAGCATCACACAGCTTAAATCCAACAAAGAATAGCATAGCTATTGAAAAAAATAGTGATTTATTGTTCATATATGATTCCTACTTCTTACTATCTTGTGGCAATATATCTACTTTGTAACCATCTCTAACTCTTGATACTTTTAATGGTGCATCAGAAGAAATAGAAATATTAGAAGTAGACGCTGTGTAGACTTTACCGTTTTTAACAAGTGGACCATCGATTGACCCAGAGAAATATGATAACAAGATGTGTCTGCAATATGCTTTCTTAGCTTCAGACTCTTCACCAGTCATATTAAAACAATCTTCAACGTTAAAAGACTCTTCATTTTCATTAGTGAATTTTTTCCACTGTGACATGAACGAAGTTCTTGGCCCACTGCCAGAAGAGTCTACATTATGAGTAAACTTGAAATCTTTAGGCAACTTTCCATTAGACTCATCAGATGAACTTATGAGAGAAAAAGCACTTAGCAAAACAATACCGTATAACTTCATCATGAAGTATCCCTTTATATAGGTAGAATATAAAATAACAACTAACACTATTATAACATGATTTGATCAATTATCAAACATTTCTACCTGTAACTAAAGGCCCAGTCTACCATTTCGTTCAAAGTGATTTGCGTCTTTTCTTTTAAATCTTATGCCATTGCGATTGGCAGGACTTAATGATTCCCAGTAATCAGCAAAAATCCTATAGTCTTCAGATTTTCTCAGGTATTTACCTTTCTCATTGAAAACATTTATATCGATAGCGAGTCGCTGACAATGCAAGCTATTGAGAATTCCCTTACCCTGTTTTACATAGATTTCTGCCTGTTCCCGAGTCCTCATTGTCTCACCAAAGGTATATTTATACCCTTTTTCATCCATAAAGAGCAGTAACTTAACAACATCACGTGCAAATAACTGCTGACGTTCTGAAAGTTTCACTATAAGCCCTTCATAGCCTGCAGCATATCTTGATAATGTTGAGCTTTTAGTTCTTTTGTTAGTGGAGCATTAGCAAACGCATTAACTTTAGACATGGGATTCTCATTTTGTGTAGGAGCAATCGAACTTAAAGGGCGTGGCTTCGTTGAATTCCTCTTAGCAGCTATACGATCCTGAACAAAGAGATCCTCTCTATAGATTCCCATCTGTTTAACCATATCATATGCTAATTTAGCCTGCTTAAACTGGTCTTTATTAGACAGGATAGAATCAGCAAGGTCAGGGTTCATCTCACGTAACTGTGCAAGATTCTCTTGTGTAACAACCTCGTTAAAGTCAGGGAATTTAGCGTGTAACCTTACTTCCATTGTTTCATGAGCACTCTTCTGACTCTGTTTTTCATAACCTTTAACAGTTGATCGCAAGTTCTTAATCTCTTTAACAAGCTCTTTAAAATGCTTTCCCTCAACTAAAGATTCATCATCAAGCCCTAACTGAGCAAACGGATCTTCCTCTTCAACTGGAGCAGCAACTTGGCGGTTTTCCTGTGGTGATTCTTTCTTCAAAGACATAATGTAACTAACCGCTTCTTCACGCTCACGCTCAGCCTTAGCTACTCTTTCTCTAAGCGATCTTATGTTATCTTCTTTAGAGTTATGACTAAACTTAGATGGTTTTTCTTCTGGTGTAGTGTCTTCTTCAGAGCTCTCTTGGCTGTCATCTTCTTGTATAACTTCTTCTTCTTCTGGCTCATCATCATTCATAGGGGTAGCTTGAGTAACCTCTTCAACCTCTTGAACAATGCCATCTTGTTTCATCTTTTCTTCTGCTGTTTTATTCATAGCCTCAATTTGTTGTCTGCTTGCGTTAGGTAATGACATATCTTCTCCTTAATTAATTTATTTCACCATTCAAAACTCTACATCGATTCAAAAGAGTTCCATCCGCATCATCTAATACGAATTTCAATAACGCTTTCTCATCTTCAGGTAGTTCCAGAGCACGTTCCTTTACCATATTATAAGTATCACGGGATGGAAGTACCCAAAGAAACTCTAAACGCTCTTCACTTCTATGATACTTATATACTACATTATCGTAGGTAGGAGTAGGACAAGTTGATCTATGTATAAAATAGTTTCGTATCACATTGTTTAATTTTGGTTCTTTTTTTGTCTCGACTACAATATAAAAGTCGTGATTGTATATCTTCTTTGCTGAATCAACTGCCTTGAAAACATTACTCTCATAATCTTCCAATTGTTCACGCATTTGTTCTTCAGGGCTGTGATCTAGAAAATCTGAACCTTTAACTGCATCCCATGCTTGCTTGCCGACAGTTTCTTTCTTTACCATCTCTTTCCTTTTCTATAACAATAAATAAGCCTGCAGACAAAAAGATTAAGGGATTAAACTTTATTATCTACAGGCTATATAATACGTAATATACATTATATTACTTTTTGCTCTTCTTTAGAACCTTAGCTTGAACTTTTAATCCAAAGACTGAACAAAACGATTCGGATTAAACTGACGGTTAATAAAGCGTGGAGAAAGATTAGCTATTGCATTATCGTCTTCACTTAACATGTGAGAGTCCATCATCTCTTGTTCGCGACGTGGATTTACTTGACGATAAAATGCACATGCCATTTCTTCAACAACATCTATCTTAACACGGGACTTATTGGACTTCTGCTTCTTCACTCGTGGATAACGATTTGCCATAATATTCCTTATTATTTTACCCGAGTATTCTCTTGAGAAGCAATCTGCTCATCAATAAGTTTCTGAGCTTTCGACTTCTTTGCCTTTATATTAGGTGGAGTTCCTAATATTTTAAAAGCGATCTTAGAAGCTTTACTTTTCACTCGTGGAAACGCAGGCATAGTATTCCTTACTAAACTTTTCTAGGATTCGCGCCTTTACGACCCTTATCTTTATCTGCACTCATCTGACGTTCAACACCAGACATTTTATCATCAATGCTTTCAGTCATCATGCTGTAATCAACATCAGAGTAAGCTCTGTAGATCACTTCTTGAGGCATGTTTGCAACTTGGCTTTTATCTTCTGAAATCATACCGCCGTAATACTTTTTTTTAGCTGCCATGATATGGCCTTTCTTTAGAAACTGCGGAATATCCGCAAGGGTTTTTACCTCTAACTGTCTGCACCATATTACTTCGCACTTAGACCTGATGCAATACTATTATTATTTACTTGCTGCTGTTGTCCAGGTTGATTTTCTATTGGTTGCTGAGAAACCTCATTAACTTTAGATTCAGCTATATTAGACTCTTGTGATCTTAATGCATTAACCATGTCGAAGTAACGTTCCATATGCTTAATATCGATATCTTCAAGCTCTTTTACTGCTTTAATTTTATCAAGTGTAGCGCTCTGATCTTCAGAATTTGCTTTATGTATGCGCTCCACAGCACTTGCTTCATTTTCAGCAACACGTGATGTTCTTTCTGCATATAGACCAATATCTGCTTGGCTTCTTGCATGAGCCAACTCAATCTGAGACTGCTGTAACTGCATAGCCATTTCAGCTTGTTGTTGTTGTTGTTGTGCTGCAGCTTCTTCTGATTTCTGTAAGTTCTTAATAATGCGATCTTTATTCTGAAGCGTTGCTGCTTCCAATAGATCTTCAGGTGAAATAGGCAGTCCCAACTCTTTCAATTGAATCATTTGAGCAAATTGCATCTGACGTTGCGTTGCTGTATTCAGACCATCTTGAACATCAGCATGATATTTACCGAAAGCTTTGTTGTGAAATTGATCAGTGGGCTCTTCTCCTTCGAGAATCTTCTTAATCTTTCCGGGAGTAAAATTAGCTTGGATTATATCAATCATAATCTTACCAAGATTTTTCTGGGCTCTGTCCAACTGGTCAAAAAGACCCTGAAGTGTTGTAAGACCAGCTCCTTGACGGAGCATAGAAAGAACACCGGCTTTATCATCCAACGCTGATCCCAATAATTCTTCATTAACACCAGAAATTAATGGCATTTCTTTTGCAAGGAGTTCAGATAACTGGATTGTTGTTGGAGGTATAACAGGAGATTGGATCTGTTGAACATCCGTCATAGCTGCTTCTTCCTTGAGAGCAAGGCCACGACCTTGTCCAGTCAGGAAGACATCTTTTGGATTAACTAAAGCATTCTCTTTATAAACCCATCCAGTATTAATCGTACTTTCTAATATATCCAATTCGATAATACGGCGACGATTGTACAAATATTGAGCATCCCTGAGACCACGTACAACACCCTGAATTCGCCATTGGAAATCCGACATCTGTGGATTATAATAAGCAAACACAGGGACAAAATTATATTTATCAATGCCCAATGGATTAGGTCCATCATAAAGTACCTTCCCTTGCACAACAATAGCAAGTCTTACTGTTGGAACTTCTTGTTCAATAATAGTTACCTGCGGATACCTAGCTAAATACAAATCAAGACGCTCTTGATCTTCAGATTTCCATTCCATACTCTCACCAGTCTCAGTGTCGACAAGCATCTTTTGTGTACGATAATCTCTATAGTAGAATTCATCGTATGTTAGAAGGTTGTTCGTTCCACGAGACTCAGGCATATGCTGGAATTTACCGTCTTGGCCAGATCCAGAATCTGAACTTGATAATCCAAGTATATCTTCAGACTTATCTGGCATTAATGATATACACTCTCTTTTAGTAAGAAAGCTCCGTTTCCATATACCATTGCAATCGGAAAGATCAGCTTTTTTAAAGAACGGATCTATGATAAATGAATTGTAACTACAGTTATCGACTTTGATATTACCAGAGATTGGGTCAGACCGAAAGTCTAACCACACTTGTAAAAGATTCATACCAGTTACAAGTGCACCATGAAAGGATTCAGAGATAGTTTCTAAAATACTTTCTTGGTTTACACACCACATGAGAACTTTAGTAAACTGATCAGATGTCTCATTGTCAGCGTTCTCGATGGGAACAGCTATAATAGACTTACGGGATCTACGCTGATGACCACTGATCATATTTATAATAGGACGGATGCGATTGAAATTAAATTGACGCTTTCTATGAGAAGGAAGATTTCCATATAGATCGTTCCATAAATTTCCATCTCCAACTTCGAACTTTGTATCAGTATCTGCCTCACTCCAAAAAGCCTGATTCATGCTAATCGAGTTAGCATAAAATGTTTCCATTTTTGAAAGTACTGTTTTATGAGAGTCATCAAGATAAGTGGAACCTCTATCAGGAAATAACATACTCAACTCCTTTTAATTGGCAATTTTATATTTTATATACTCAAGATAGAAAACAATTGCACAACATACCATTAATACTACTTACTCTCAGGTGATAATGGAGTTAAATCAATATCAACCCCAGTCCCATATTCGATGAGTTTTTCAGTTGTTTCCTCAAAGATATTATCATCCTGATAAGATGGTATAAAAAATTTAACTGCGAAGACTACAACCATGCTTACTATTACAATAAGACTTTTCATCCAATCTAACATGATTAATCCTTACTTTCTTTACTATCTCTAGTATGTGAATGTATCTCTATTTTTATATCTATCTCTGTGTCAACATCACCATTATTTTTATTGAGTTGGCTGTCGATCATTTCTTCTAACGTTGGATGATGATGCCTTTGTTCGTTAACATCACTTACTACTTCTTGATGATTAACATCTCTCTGCTCTTGGGTTTCTCTATCACGTTGTTGTTGTGAATATTCATATACATGAGAAACTCCTGTACAACAAGCACCTATCACACCTCCAATAGCCATCCACATATTCATAATAAACTCCCAAGAACTAGAAAAATACAACAATATACTTACATCATCCAACATTACATTAAAAACTAACTACATCTATAGCGGACAAGATTGAACCGTTATACCTGTAAAGGTAGGGGTTCCCGTACTAGCGACCTGTATATAGTAATTATTTGGCACTATAGCACTTAATGTGAAGAACGTTGCAGCTGCGACACTAAATGATGGCACAACAGTATTAATAGTTGGAGATGTAGCTGATCCCACACCAAGTGTAAGAGTTGCTGTAGTAGCAGCTGAAATTTCTACACAAATATTAACCATTAAATCATATCCAGTTGTGTTCTGATATGAAGTAGCGGCAGTAAATGCTGTTACAAATGCTGCAGTAGCTACACTAGAGTTTACAGGAGCAGTTGATAATCCAGTACTAAATACAGTTGCTGTTGGTGAAGTAACATTAACTTGACCAGAACCAGCATCAATATTGACAGCAGTCGTCGTAGTTGTATTTCCAATTGTAATCGTTTTAGCAGCTGCATCAGCACCAAGACTTATAGCACCAGTTCCAGTTACAAGATTGTAAACACCATTAGTAGTTGTATGCGTTGTACCTGCTGTACCAGTGTTAATATTAACGGCAGTTGCACCAGTTGTATTACCCATAGTAATTGTTTTTGCAACAGCTATTCCAATTTCAATATTACCAGTGCCTGTAACAAGTTTTACTGGTTGTCCTGAAGAAATATTTCCTATAGTGATCTGTTTTGTAGCTGCATCATCACCAATTCTAATATTACCTGTACCTGTTGCAACTACAAAATCAGCGTTGTCAGAGGTCGTACAAATAATTCCTCCAACCCCGGCCCTGATTGCAACGGCTGTATTGCTTGAGTTTGCCCCTATTATTATATTTTTGGTCGTAGCATCTGTACCAATATTAATAGCACCAGTTCCAGTTATAAGATTGTAAGCACCATTAGTAGTTGTATGCGTTGTACCTGCCGTACCAGTGTTAATATTAACGGCAGTTGCACCAGTTATATTACCAACAGTAATTACTCTAGCGGCAGCGCCTGTTCCTACGTTTATATTCTGCGCGACTGCATCATCTCCGATAGAAATAGCTCCAGCAGAAGAGTTAAGTGTAACAGCACTTGTACTAGCTATAAGAACAGTACTTGCAGATGTTAAAGTAACATTACCAGTTAGTGTACCAGTTGCATAAATACCTGCTATTACAGTATAAGTCCTAAAGTCTCCATCCCCAACACTAACAACGGACACATATTGAGTGGTTCCAATTGTATATGAAGTAATCGGTCTTCCAGCAGCTCCAGTAGCGACATCAGTACCAATAGATACAAATGCACTGCCACTCCATGAATAAGTAGAAAATGTAGCAGCACTTGAAGTAGTTACTGATATATATTGAGTTCCACCAGTACTATATGAAGTTATATCATTAGGCGAACTTCCAGTAGCAACATCAGCACCAACAGATACAAACGCGCTGCCATTCCATGAAAATGTACTAAAGGTTGCAGCACCTGAATTTGGTATTGATATATATTGAGTCCCACCAATAAGATATGCCGTAATATACGTTGGCGAAGTTCCAGTAGCAACATCAGCACCAATAGAAACGAATGCACTGCCGCTCCATGAAAATGTACTAAATGTACTAGCTCCTTGATTTACAACAGATACATATGATGTACCACTGATTTCGTATGAAGTAATGCCATAAGGTGTAGTTCCAGTAGCTACAGCTGTTCCAACAGATACAAACGCGCTGCCACTCCATGAGTATGTACTAAAGGTTGTAGCTCCTTGATTTGCAATAGATATATATTGAGTCCCACTAATTACATATGATGTAATACCATTAGGTGTAGTTCCAGTAGCTACAGCTGTTCCAATAGAAACAAATGCACTTCCATTCCATGAATATGTGCTGAAAGTTGCATCACTTTGATTTACAACAGATACATATGATGTACCACTAATTTCATATGATGTAATCTGCCATGGTACACTTCCAGTAGCAACATCAGCACCAACAGATACAAACGCGCTGCCATTCCATGAAAATGTACTAAAGGTTGTAGCTCCTTGATTTGGTATTGATATATATTGAGTCCCACCAATAAGATATGAAGTTACGCCACGTGGTGTAGATCCAGTAGCAACATCAGCGCCAGTAGACGCGACAGTTGCCTTTTCGTCAATAGTTACTGCGTCAACAGGAATGTCACCAGAAGCAATTGCCGCATATGTTGGTAAACTAGATACTCCACCAGATACAAGATAAGTTCCAGCGGCTCCTGCAGAAGCGACGCTTACTAGTCCAGCAGAGGTGTTTACTAGTGATCCATATGAACTTAGAGATGGAATTGTTAGTCCACCAGATCCAGTATCAATAGTAATAGCAGTTGCACCAGTTGTATTTCCGATAGCAATCGATCGAGCGGCAGCGCCTGTTCCTATATTAATGTTTTGCGCAACTGCATCATTACCAATAGAGATAACTCCAGCAGAAGAATTTAATTCTAGAACTCCAGCTGAATCTACAAGACACGTATCAGAAGATGTTAAAATAATGTCACCAGCACCAGTACTGTTAATTCCAACACCGCCAGTTCCACTATTTATAGTAACCGAGCTACCAGCAGTAGCATTTCCTATAGTTACAGGTACATCATGAGCAATAGTTCCTATACTAATAGCACCGGCACCACCAGTTCCGCCATTAATAACAACACTACTCGCTCCATTACTGTTACCAACAGTAACAACGTTTACCGCGGCTTGAGTTCCTAGGTTCAGTGCTCCAGTTCCAGTCAAAAGGCTAACGGCTGTATTATTTGAACATAAACTATTTGTTAAAGTTGCCATATTTTTTCCTTAATTAAACGACAGTAAATGTACCAACAGATGTGTAAACAGCCCAATCGTTATTAGTTGTTATACAAAGTAATGCAATGGAATCATATCTACTTGTAGATGAAACTGTACCACCCACTCCAGTAGTTGAGTCAACTGCGTTAAAGTGAATAGTCTGACTTGCATTTTGAGCTATTGTCCACAATCCAGTACCACTACCTTGAACAGAAATCAAAGCTCCAACTGCAGCAGTAGCAGGTAACGTCAGAGTAACAAGTGTTGCACCGTTATTAGAAATGTAACCATTCTCAACCGCGATAGCTTGTGTTGCACCAGTTACATTATTCCATGTAA